CATAACCAAATGCAGGCTCGTATGAGCTTTTTGCCCACAACCCCCTTGTCCGTGCGAAACTCGGCATCATTCTACGCAACGCCGAACGTCTGGATATATCATACCATTTTGCAAAAATCTTTTCTGTTTGTTTTGAGGGATTGTCTATGTTTTCTACTGTTCCCTTGTCGCCCAATCGGCTCAGTGCCAAATTGCATATATCATTTTTTGTCCGCATTGCTTTTCCTTATTAAAAAAGGGGGTGGAGTTGAACCACCCCCAACCGACTACATAGTGGTCTTGATGAGCTGTACTCTCTTGCCCTCTGAACGCATAGCGTTAATCCAGAGGTCAATAGTTACCTCTTTCGAACCGACTTTGGTATAAGACGGCTCTACCCTCAAGCTATTGACATTCATCGACAACAAGATTGACTGCGGTGCAAGTACCAAACAAGTACGAGCTTTCGAGCCAGAATCTTCCGCCAAAATCGGATTAGCTACGGTAATACCGCCGTCAACCGAACCTGCAAACAAAGCGGTCTGATAAATACCGGCTTTCGATACAATACCTGCATTAACGGTTGCACCATTCATATAATCGTTATTGATGAACTTTTCATCCGCCATCAAAGCCGAGTTTTCTTTACCGGACAATGCCAACAAAGAGCCGCGAATTTCTTCAATCGGCAAATCGTTATTGATAAAGTTTTCGGTGATTTTCTGAATATCGGTATAATCCAAACCAGCCGTTGCATCAACAGTCAACACACCGTCATCAGCAGCAGACTTAGAAGTAGGGGCTGCGTTGGGAGCACCTACCAAAACATCACCTGCAGCAGCCGAGGCAATAATGCGGTCGATAACACGGTTTTTAGCATAAACCAAGTTCTGAACCAGATAAGAGGTCGGGTCGGCAATCAAATCGTTTACATCGTCTTTGTCATCGATATAAATCGTTTTGGTGAACCGTCTTTTTGTCATCTGACGGTTTTCGGTTTCGTATTCGCCATATTTCTTATCGGGGTTTTGTCCAGTTACTTCTTCCAAATCAAAGCCCTTAATGCCAGCATAGTTGTTTGTCTTCCCCTCTACAGGCAGGTATTTTACAACACCAGATGCCGACAAAAGGGTTTGTTTTTGCTGTGCTGCTACGTGAAAAGACTTTTCGAACGTTTGCAACATAGCAGGAGTGATAATATTAGCCATTGTATTTTCCTTAAAATGTTAAAAGTTAAAACGTTTTCGAGAATTTGTCCTTTCGGGTTTCTCTATCCTTTTTAATCAAAAGGATTAAAACTTTTATTTAGGGGGCTATGTTGCTTATCCCTGTTCCGAATTAAATTCGCCTTGCAAATTATCTTCGGTCGCTTTCTTCACACTCGTACGAGAATTAGCTTTCTTCTCTCCGACTGTAAAGTCTATAGCATCTACAAGGTTAAAATTTGCGTCCAAATTCATACCCTTGACTTTGCTACAGTATTCTTTGTAAACCGCAATTCTTGCCTCTCTTAGTGAGCAGGCGCGGTACAATGGGACATTCAGGTCAAAAGCGATTGCCATATCCTGAATATCGTCCCAGTCAACTTCCTTAATGCTTTTCCCGACAAAGGCAGGGTCTTTGTTTACTTTCTCGTATTTATCAACCCAACACTTTACCAATCTTGTAAAAGGCTTGCCAGAATTAGCAAAATATCTATGAACAACCCTGTTTTGTACGTTTGCCAAAATCTTTTCTTCATCACATTCAGGGATTAAAACTGACTCGTTAAAATCGATGTCATCGTTACCGGCTTTATAATAGCCGCTCATATATACTTTATACATTGATTCCTACTCCATATTTGCGTTTCAATTCTTTTTCTTCTTCCAAGTTGTGAGGTCTTTTGTCGAGTTCCATTTTCTCTTTGTAATAGCCCTCTAAATCCAAACTCGGCTTGTCGCTCTTTTCGTTTGACGTTGCGCCTAATTCTTTTGCACTGTATTTGTCAATGATTGTATTAGCCAATCCATACAACAAAGCCAATTCTTCGTTAGGCAACTTATCTACTTTTTCCAATACAGACGGTTTAGCATATTGCTTAAACAGTTTGGTGACGGTGTCCATTTTATCCTTATAGTTTTCACCTAAAGCATCTTTGAACGCCTTGTCCATTCCCTCAGCAGAATATAATTCGGCTGTCGCCTGTTTTACTCCGTTTTGGTACGCCTCGCTAATTGCTTTCGCTTGTCTGTCGGTCAATCCGTTTTCAAAAAATACTTCCTTGAAAAAGTCCGTGTCTTCCCCGACATCGATTGAATAATCTTTCGCCTCGGTAGGTCTCAATTTTGCGTAATAGTCTGCCACTTCCTGTTCGCTTGAGTCCGCCGTTGGGATGCCGATTGTCTTTTTGCCAATCAGCTTTTGTGCGTTTGCGTGCTGTTCCCACAAATCGTTTACCGAGTGGATATTGCTTGCCCAACCTGCGTTTTGGTACGCCTCAGGAATTGCAAAATCAGAAGGTGTTTCCGATTCGGGTGCGGTGTCCGCATTGTCCATTTCGTTTACATTTTCTTCCATTATTTCCTATTCTCCAATATTTGAATAAATGTTTTCTTTTCAATAAGTCCAATTAAAAAGATGTTTACAAAATCACGCTGCGCCTGAATATATCTTAAATCTTCATCGCTCACCGTGCTAGGCAGGCAATCAAAATAATGAACCGCTGTCAACATTTGATTTGCGAACTTTCTGCCGTCTTCGGAACTAAAAAAAACATTCGCTATATTGCTCAATTCTTCCTTTAGCTCCGCTAATTCTTTTAGCTTTTCGTCTTTAGCTTTTTTGTACTCATTGTACTCCATTTGCCAAATCCCTCATTGCGCTTGCCTGATTCTTTTGGGTCTGTGATTGCAGATTATCACTTTGCAGTGCTTGTGCTTGCGCTTGCGCTTGCGCCTGTGCCTGTACTTGCTCTCTGAACTTGCTCTCACTCATAATAACTTCGCCAAAGCCTAAAGCTTCCGATACGTCTTTTAACAAATCATACCAGTTAATCGCCATACTCAATTCAGGGCTTAACTGCATCATAGCAGGAATAACATTCATTAATTTAACCAAATTATCGACTTTGTCCGTATTGCTAATCTTGTCGATTTCGTTATTGAATTTAACCTTGTACCAAGTCTTACCCTCAGAGATACATTCTAAAACCGCATCGGGGATAATTCTGCCGCCGAGCCCCATTTGAGAGTATATTTGAACTTTCTCTTGGTCTAACGGATTAATCCCTAAACGCTCCATATCAAACAAAATAGACACGGCGCGGTCAATGGTCGGGATGTAGACTTCGTTAACCTGTTGCATGATTAAGCCTAAAATCGACTTGTTTCTGATAGAATACCGCTGTAGTGATTCTGTCGCCGTCATATTGCTTGCCGATGAAAAGTCCAACAACAAATCAACCTTAAATGCGGTCGCCAGTTTTTCATTCAAATACGGCAATAAAAAGTTTACAAGAGATGTCGGGTCGCCAATATCCTGAATCGGGAATACAGGGCTGTTCCCCTGTAGTTTAGTTACGTCAAACGGCGTTAAACTTCCTGCCGATGTGTCTAATACGTTATCTCCCATAATTGCCGAACCGACAATGCCGATAGCAGGCTCTCTCATCTTGTCCAGAGTTATCATCACCCCGTTGACAATCTCATTAACACAACGAATTGAACTTAATAACATTGTGCCGTAAGCTCTTCCGTAAATCTCACCACGAACCTTAATTGGTCTACCAAAGCTGATAGGTCTTTCCTTAAAATCCTCTTCAAAAAAGACTTTGTCGCTGTCTTTCTCCAAAAACCACACTCCGTGGTATTTTGAACCTGCTTTTCCTAGCCTGGTCGGGTCGAACTCATCATTCGGCATAATTCCCTGAATAACGTCAAATGTTTTGTTGTAGTCGCCATTGTTCCAAGCCGATTTGACTTCTTCGGGCAGAATTTCAAACATCTTTTTATCAAACGAACCGCCTCTGTTGCAAAACTCTTGCACAAATCGGTTTGTTTTCCAAGTGTATTTATTGAATACAATATCGAGAATACCGTTCTGTCCCTCGTCAACAACCATTGTGTCAACGCCGTATTCCTTAAAAATCAAAGCGTTTCCGTTCTGATTGTTTCCTAAATTGTTTCTAAATGTGCCAATGCCTGAATTGCCAAATGCGACTTGGTCGTAAAAATAAGCCTGCATCGCTTGGTGAAAACCAGAGTGTGGGTCGTTAATCTCTTTTAAAACACTTGCCGTTGCATAGCTGAACCAGTCCGACACCGCCTCTTGGTCTGTCTTTTCCAGCAAGTCATCACTCGGTATCAAATCAAAAGACTTTTCACCTGTTCCGATGATAATTCCTTTTAGGTAGTCCGCCGATTGCACTGTCGACAAAGCGGTTGTCGGGTCAAGCGTATATGAATCGAGGTCTTTTCCCTCTTCCTTTGTGGAATCAGGGTCAACGTGAATCCCCGTGTACTTAGCAATCTCTCGCCAGACGGGCATATATTTTTCTTTTTCCGATTTCGCTTTTTTATATCTTTTGATTATGT